TTCAGCAGTACAGCAACGGCGTCAAGGTTGGCGGTGCTGACTGCGATCTAGACCGCTCTGAGGCTGCCGACTTCGGTCAGTGGCCCAAGGCTGGCACCACGCCTACGAAGCCTTCTACGGCCGTTACCGCGCCTTCTGGAAGCCCTGTGCTGAAGAAGGGGTCAACCGGCTCACGGGTCAAAGCTCTTCAGACTGCCTTGAACAAGGCACTGAAGTTGAAGCTTTCCGTCGATGGGGATTTTGGTTCCAAGACGGAGAGCGCAGTTAAGGTACTACAGGCTTTCGGGATGCTGGCCAGAGATGGCGTTTACGGTCCCAAGTCTGCTAGTGCACTCAGCAAACTACTTCTTGGTTAGGAGGTTACTAATGGCTAACAAGGCTCTCGTTGCGCTTCTGGTATCGGTCGTCATGGCTGGTCTTCAGGCCGCTTCGCTTAGCGTTACCGACGCTGGCGCGCTTCAGGTGATTACCATTGTGCTTGCTGCACTGGCTCCTGTTGCGGTGTACTTCGTCCCGAATAACGACAGTTCAAAGCGTCTCTGACCAAGGGGTGTGATCCGAATCTAGGCGTACGGGGAGGTGGTTTGTCCCTCCCCTACGTCTTGATTCATTTACAAGAGGGAGTACCTAAATGACAGTCAACGTAATCGGAACGTGGCTAAAGGGAGACGGCTCACCAGAGAATGGAAAAGTCTCGTTTCGTCCTTCGCTGGCTCGGTTTATCAGCATCTCTACCGGCGCGGTAAGGCCAGCAGAAACCGTGACAGCTATTCTCGATGGTAGCGGCCACGTGTCGGTAAACTTGCGCCCAACGGATGACAGTGACGTTCAAGATGCGCCTTTCTTCTACATTGTGACGGTTAGCGTCACTTCTCAGACTTATCAATTTGAGCTGTCCGTTCCGACTGCAACAGTTGGGTCGTTGGACATTGCTTCTCAGACGCCGAGTGATCCCCGAGATAGTCTGCTCGACAGGATAAAGACCATTAATGGTGTGGGACCCGACGAACTTGGCAACGTAGATGTGTCAGCCGTTGGAATTGATCTCAGCCAAAAGGGTGCTGCTAACGGTGTCGCTTCTCTAGACAGTTCCAGTAAGCTTGTGCAGTCGGTTGACGCGTCCAAGGTTTCTAGTGGGACGCTGGGCACTTCCCGTATCCCTGACCTGTCTGCCATTTATCTCCCTAGCACTTCCAAGGGTGCTGTTAATGGTGTTGCCAGCCTGAACGGTGCAGGCAAACTCATGCAGCGTGTTGACGCGTCCAACATTGACAACCTCCCTTCTAGCTTCGCCACGCCTTCTGTATGGAATGCGTGGGGACACAGCTACATGCAGTACGTCATCGGTACACAGTGGCCACAGGGACGTCTTGACGATGCTGCTAAGCGAATGATGAAGGTGAATGCCGGAGACTGGCGCAATTTCGCGATTCCTGGTGCACACCTTATTCAGGATGGCGTCATTAACGCTGGTTGGGCTCGGGTAATGCAGGAGACCAGCAAGAACAACATTGGTGGCACTGTCCACGGAAAGCCTTATTACCCTGATGGTGGCGCGCATCTGTTTGTATATGGCATCAATGACCTTGGGTCTATTACCGCGACACAGGCACAGATTCTCAGTGCCTACCAGAATGCTCTTCGTGCTGTGATTGCTAAGGTTCGGTGTTCTGTCGTCTTCCTGAACAACTACGGAGGTTCAGGGGCAGCCACGTACGGCGCTGGCTTCACGAGCACAGCGAATACTTCTGAGTTCTCGTCTGGAACCACCCTGCGAGACGCTACAACGACCACAGCGGCTACTGTGACCATCACCCTGCCCTCTGACTACACAGGACAGACGGTTGTGGTTCAGTTCATCGCTGACGCGGGGGCGGCTGGTGGGACCGTGACCTTCTCCGGCACGGCAGGCGTCACAGGGACGCTCTCTACGTCTTCAATCGTGCCGTCTGGTGCTGCGGTCAAGGTTCCGGTTGTTCGTCGCATCACGGGGCTCTCAGCGGCCAACGCGGGGCAGACCATCATCATGACGGTCACGGCGCTCGATGCTGGTGGCAAGGTTCGCTTCGACTACTGGGGGCTTGAGGCTGATCTCCCTAACCCGGTGATCATCACCAACATTGCTCGCATCACGAATTACGGCGCGTACACCAATTCCTTTGGTGACTCCGATATCAACACAGCGAACATTGGCATTCAGTCTGTCGTCAATGAATTCGATGGCATGGTACAGATTGCTGATTTGGATGGCGCGCTCAATAAGGACAGCCGGTATTTCGCGTCTGATGGCTTGCATCCGAATGAATGGGGAGCGCTTCGCGCAGCACACGCAATCTACGCGGCAGTCGGCACGCTGGTGCCTACTACGACGTACACACAGGCGTCTATGCAGACCGTTGTTCCTACTGCTGGTTACGCGCGAAAGCCCCGAAGGTTCAACACGTTCTATGGCCCGGAGTTTCTGAACTTCGGCACGGCTGCTGCTCTTGGTGCTTCGGGTGACATTATGTTCATGCCGTACATCGTGACTGAGGGACAAGAGATCTACACACAGGTTGCTTTGTTCCAGCAAGCGGCAGGAACTACTTCCACCGTGGTTGCATTCGGTTTGTACGATGATCCTAAATGGGAGGGATACCCGCAGACGCTGTGGAGTACTGGCGCGAGCGTGGGGAACTTCACCTTGACGCTGGCTGGCGCTGCTACTAAGGCGCAGTCCGGTTACTACTGGGCTCCTGATCCCGGTCTATGGTGGATTGCAGTGAAGGTCATTACTGTTGGAACCGGCCAGACATTCGACATTGTGAATGGTCCTGACCTGACAGGGATTATGCCTCGCTCAGGTACAACTGATGGAAGCGGTACGTTCACTTCTCGTCAGGGAATGGCTTGGCAACTCACAGGCCAAGGTACCGGCGCACTTCCTAGCGTCGCACCGACAGGCGCAACTCTTCTCGGTACAGCACCAAGAATTGGGTTGCTTAAGAGCACATAAGAAAATAGCCCCTACCTGAAATGAGGTAGGGGCTATTTTCTGTTTCACTTCTTTCTGGTCACTCTTCCGGATCCTCCGCAGTTACCGCAGCGAATCCACTTCTCTTTCTTCTCGCTGTAGACCTCTCCGCTTCCGAAGCAGAATCCACAGTCTTCCTCTACCTCCAACGTCCCACCTCCAAACTCAGTCCTGGTAACCGTCCGACTCGTAGCCAAGGCCGTGACGGTTCCGGCGGGGATCCTCAATCATGATCGGAGGAGTCGGGTAGATCTGAGGCCAGACCTGCTGATCGTACTCCGGGACGATGGCCAGTGCGGCATTGTTGCGGTATCCGATCTGGTTGGGCCTGACGTTCAGATCATCTTCCTCCCAACCCACACTGAGCCCCACGTCTTGAGCGAGCTTGATTCGCCGCGTGTTGGCCGGTCCGTAGAAGTCAACAATCTCCATCAGGTCCGTGTCATCCATGCCGGTCATGAGGCGCTCTCCTGAGTGTAGATGTTCATGTAGTCCCTGACCTGCTCTTCATTGGCTGCCAGGAAGTTGACCTTTTCCTGCGAAGACATCGCTTCCCAGCGCGCCTTGTTGAGCCAGAAAGACTCTATCCCGTATTCCTCTCCGAAGACTTCCAGAATCACGTTGAAGTACACGCGAGGTTCGCAGATGTCCTCAGACGTCGGACGTGGGTTGCTGCTCACTGGTTCATCTCATTCTTCAGATTGTGCAAGAAGTAATGGATCTCTTGTACGGCGGTTTCAATTCGCTGAAGCCGGATTTCAATGTCCGAAGTCGTGTTTATTTCCTTCAGTTCGAATCGATCTTCAGCGTCCGAAAGCTTCCATGCTTCCCTGCGCGCCTCCTCTGAGCTGTTCAAACGCAGGTTATCAGCCAGCCACGCGCGTCGGTAACCGTAACTGTCTGGTCCGACATGCCAGATTTCGCCATCTGAATCAATGTACTCAGTGAAGTCACTCACTTCTTACACCCTCCCTTGACCCAAGCGGCGTAGGCGATGGGCTTGTCTGTGGTGATTCCGTCTACCTTGTCAGTGTAGCCAAGACGATGCCAGTTGGCAACATCATTCACGGTCCAAGCGTAGACCTTGATCCCCGCAGCGTGCCACGCGATTGTACGTGGCTGAGTCACGCTCTTCTGTGTCTTGTCCAGGTAGGCACCAGGCGGAATCTCGGAGGGCAGACGGTCCCCTGCGTTGTCCAGCCACGCGGTAGCGTAGCCCCGAGCGTGCGCGCCTGCAATCGCGTCCTTCTCAAACGAGATGAACACGATCTTGTTGTGGGGCATCTTGGCGCTCGTGATCTTCTGCTCCAAGATGGTCCACTCAGCGTCAGTGGGAACGGTCTTCAGCTCAGAGAACGACGTGGCACCGTACTTCACCATGTCGGTCAGGTGCTGGTAATACGTAGGCGGGTAGTTGCCTTTCGGCGTGCGGAGCGCGTGAACCTGAGCGTAGGTCAGGTCAGCAATCGGCCCTGTTCCGTTGGTTGTAGCGTCCACCGTAGGATCGTGCATGATCATTGGGTCTTCGTCCTTCGTGAAACGGATGTCCGTCTCAATGATCCTGGCACCCTTGCTCATCGAGTAGTTCCAAGCGGGTCGGGTGTTACCTTCGTGGCTGGCCTCATTCCCACCTCTGTGCGCCACAGGAGCAGCCGCACAAGGCTTGGTGGCAGCGACGGCAGGGGTAGGGGCTGCTGACGTCTCCACGGCGCTCTCACATCCTGCCAGAGCCATTACAGCCAGCGTGAGGCTGGCCAGCTTCGTCTTGTTCACAGTCTTTCTCCTTTTTCGTGTGTCTTCATCATGGCAGATGCCCCGGAGGGTGTCAACACCTCCGGGGCACCACGTTCTAGGTCACATGTAGCTGTTTTTGATGTTCGTCAGGTTGAAGTCGGGAACCGGCTGCCATCCCCATGAACTGAGCTTGAGCCAGCCAAGCTCAGGATGAAGATGGTACATCGCGCCGAAGTGCACGAAGATTTCCATGATCACCACCACATCGAGATGAAGTGAACCGCCACGAAGATCACGGCTGCCCAGAAAATCAGGTTCGCCACCAGAGCCACCAGCCAGATCTTGCCGAAGTGCCGAAAGATTGTGTCGAAAAAGTCCATTGCCCTCATACCCGCTTTCTACCGTTGAACCTTGCGTCTCTGATCTTTATACCACACTCTGAGCAGATGCACCAGGGGTCATGACGTCGTGACCTTGTTCGGGCTAGGACAACCAGGGTTGATGCACTCCATGAACGTGAATGTAGTGGTCTTCCCCTTCTTGTCCGTCTTGGTGACCGTGCGAACCACGATGTAGTTGTGGGTATGGCCACCCATTTAGCTAGTCACCTTCTGTGTAGCGCCACACTTGCAGGACTGGTACAAGACGAAGTACACGCCATGGTCACCCACTTTGGTCTCTGTCTTGTACGTCACCCATACGTGATCATGCTTCCTGTGCTTACCTTTTCCCATACGTTCCTCCTACAGAACGAGACGAAGACTATTGTCAGATACTACCCGAAACCCATGGGCACCAGCCTGCCGGATGGCTACCTGATGCGTCTCAGGCCAGTATTCATCAACCTGGTAGAGAGCCCCCTCATACACGACAAAATCGTACTCAGTGAAAAACATCGCGCACCATCTTCTTTCGCGGGGGAGGTGAAGGAGTGTGACCAGTGCCACACTCCTCCTACCATTCTACTCTTACTTGTCGTCGTCCTTCTTGACACTCTTCCACAGGCCAGGGTTCTTGCCGCTCCCTGGCTGGTTCTTCCTCTTGTGGCTCTGGCCTTCAGGGCGAGGCTTCCGAGACTGACCAGGGATACCGCCACCGTGTGATGACTCCTGGTTGCGCTGCTCGTGTTTCCTCAGTCGGTCCGTTGCCGTCTTCTCGTCGTTCGCCGTACCGATCTTCTTGCCCTTGGTGTCGTACAGGACGAACTTGCCGCTTTTCTTGTCCCGCTTGACCTTTCCCGCCTGCTTGGCGTTGAAGGTAACCTTCTTTTCCTCACCAGGCTTCAGCGGGTCTCTCTTGAACCATCCCATACAGTTACTCTCCGATCAGAAGGTGGATCAGGTCGTCCTTCTTCATGCTGCTGTATCCCTTGTGCCCGCGCTCCTTCGCCTCCGCGCGAAGCTCCTTCACCGTGTAGTCACTCCAATACGTCTCAGTCTTCGTGATGTCCACAGGCGGGAGGGTGGTCTCCGCGATCACGCGGCCGGTGAGAGCGTTCTCCAGCGCCTCCACATTCCGGGTAAGGCACGCGATGCCCTTACCAAGCTTCTGGTTCACGCGACGCTGCTGGCGCGCGGTGAGCTGCTCAGGGTTGGGGCGGTTGGCCGCGCGATTCTGGGCGACGTAGTTGGCAATGCGCTGCTCAGTGGTAAGCATGTCGGGTCTCCTCTGACCTCAGTTTGCGAGACACTCTGTCCCTTAGGCAGTGAGGGGGACGAATCCCCCTGACCACCTGAGATACAGACTATCAGTGTGCTTCTCCCGCGTCAACCACCAGCGGGTAACCATCTACGTTGAAGATGTTGGAGCCTGCCCAAGCGTCATCGATCAACTGCTTGATCTCTTGAAGCGCCTTCTCGCCCTCTTCAGTCCACGCGCACCGTGAAGGTTTGACGTAGGGCATCGCGATGACGAAGACGGAGCCGTAAGGGAACTGCGGGCAGTCGATCTCATACAGCGTGACCTTGCTGGCCCAACGCTTATCAGAGAACTGCTGAAGGTTCCGGTACTCCGCGTGCTGGCTGGCGAAGATGAAGTCATATGCCGTGTTTTCTCCCCAGTACTCCCCCTCATCTTCGCACTCTGCGAAGTCCGGTGTCTGTGTGGGAACCTTGTACACTACACCATCCTTGGCATACACCACGCGCCAAGTACCCTCACCAACGTAGGTGAATCCATCAGGCGCTTGCTCAGCCCACGTGTCGTAGGCGTGTCCGTCTGCCCACCAGTGCGCAATGGCGGTAGCGTCTTCCAGGTTTCCAACGGCCATTTCGTTGCCCTCCTGAGGCGCTTGCTTGACCTTGTGAGTAGAACTCTACCCGACTCAGCCAGGGTGTCAACCCTGTTCCTCAAGATCTTTTGATGAAGCCGCCTGCACTGCTCCTACCTGTGTGAACGTCGTGACAGTGCTTGCACAGGCCGCGCATAGCGCCGGGGTCGTTCGGGTCTCTCCCCATCTCGACAAGCTGTCTGCGCGTGAAAGGGTAGTGGTCAGCGATAAAGGATCGCATGGAACATTCCTGTAGTCCATGGCATCCTTTTTGTGTGCACACACAGAATTTGTCACGTTCTAGCACCAATTCGCGTGCCTTTTGATGGTCCTTTCCATATCCTCTTTCGGCGGCTGTACCTCGTTTCTTATCACGATCTCTTTGCTGCATACGTTTATGTGTCGGGCAATAGCCGTTGAATTCTAGTCGTTTCCGGCAGCCGCTAAAGCGACATTCGTACAGTTTCATGTATTGTGCTCCTGATCTCATGATAGAATAGAGAAAAGCGCCACACGGGAATGCCCTCCCTCGTGTGGCGCTTGTTTCATCTCTTCACAGATACGAATGCCCCTGGTGACGGTCCCCCACAGTCCGCACACCAGGGGCATTCTCCATTTTAGTCCATGATCCCTGAAGGATAGTCCAGGATTCGGCACGCTTTCAGGTAAGCGAGAAAGAGCCTTTCAAGCTCATACTCGATATCGACCTTGTCCCGCCAGAACTTCACGTAGACAACCTTGCTGAAGAAACGTGGTCCCGCTGGCCCGTTGTCGTCAACCTGATCCCTGATGATTCCCACCAGGTCATTCAGGGTGTTGTCTATCTCCCGCGTTACCGCATCAATGTCCAAACGAATGGGCAACGAGGGATGCACCGAACTGGACTTTCCGCCTCCTCCACCGCCTTTTCCGCCCACATTGCCTAGTTCCAGCGCCAATTCAAGGCGCACATCAGGTAGCTTATCCAGCACCTTGGAGTACGCACTGTGACCCCATGACGGCTGCTCACCCAAAGGCATGGATAGCCCTCCCTATGTTTCTCGCCTGGTCCGCATCAGGACCAAGACGCTCGTCTGCCTTCTGTCTTGCCTTCCTCACAAAGTTGGCGCTCATTTTCACGCGCTCACCAATGGTAGCACTATCCAGTCCTCCGGCTACCATGGCTTCAATCGCTGCGATCCTGTCGAGCGCCGTAGAACCTCTCGCCGCATCAGGAATGCCACGGGTCATGTCTCGCACCTTGCGCCAGTCTACGACGCTGTGAACGTCGCTCAGGGACGCGTGAGACTCTCCACTAGCTTGTCGGTCAACCTCTTCAAGGGTCATAGCTGTGACGTCGAATCCTTCGGACCAGACACGACCAGCCGCCACACCAGTAAAGCTGGACTCTTCGGGTTTCACCCATTCGTTGCAGAGATCCACCACGGAGCAGCCTAGACAATGGTCCAAGGCCACCAGCGCGATGTTACCGCGAGACTGATCAAAAATTCGCGGATCAATCTCGCGGCACTCCGCTTCATCGAACAGGCGTTCAGAAAACGCCACGTCAGATTGCACCCAACAGGAGCGCGGTCATGAAAAACATGTGGACTCCAGCAATCATGAACACCGTGAAGCGGAGTCCCGGAGTCTTTGCGTTGGCTGCTCCCATGATTGTTACGCATGAGATAACAGCCAACCAGACGATAAGTGCAATGTGCATGTAAGCCCTCCTCAGGCAATCGTGCCGGTCAGGACCAGGATGCCAAGGATGAACCCGGCAACACCGATCAGAAACGCGGAGCCAGACTCCATCCTGTGCCCCATCTGCATGTCAAGCAGACCGTTGACAACGAGGAAAATAGCTACTGCGGTCATGACGTGCCCTCCTAGCTGTGGATGGTAATTCCCTGCCAGCCGACTCCCTCACCGGGGGTCAACCACATACTCACCATACCAGCCGGTGAGTCTTCTCCGCAACCCCTCACGAACCACTGACTTCCGCCATCTAGCGCGGGAAGCTGAAGCCACGTTCGGTTGCCTCCGGTCTGAGCCATCCGGTAGTGGTGGAGGTGAGCCGAAACCATGATATCGGCCTGGCCCATTGGTTGACGACCATGACTCTGACCCTGCCACCACTTGAGTGCGGCATCAGCACCTGTCTTCCAGAGATGACCGTGCGTGAAGCCAAGCACCAGCGGCGACTTTGGGGAACCCACATCAACGACAATGTTGCCCTCTCCTTCATCAGGAAACACGAACTGAACATTCCCATATTTACCCGACGCTTCCAGCACTTCGGCTGCTGCTGACGCACCTTCAATTGCCCACGAATCGGTAATGGGCATTTCCTGCATTCGGTACGTCTCGTCATGGTTACCAGGCACAACTGGAACAAGCACCTGCTCTGCCCATGGCGCCAGAAGGGCAACCTGATGAACAATCAACCGCCTGTACGCGCGTACCTGCTCAGTGATGGGAATGTCTAGACTCGCGACATTCTTTCCGCCTTGGCTGACGAGTCCTTCGATGCAGTCTCCGAGCCAAGGAAGGATGAGTCGGTCAACTCCGCCCTGATCAACGACCAACTCATAGATTCGTTGGGTGAGAGCGGCGAATCGTTCGACGGTTCCGACAGTTCCGCCACCTTCGGATTTACCAAGCTGGAGATCACCGACAGGCACCATGAGCATTCGTGAAGTTCGCTTAGCCGCGCGTGTCCGTGTACGGTGCCGACGAACATTGGAATATCCACGAAGGATAGCTTCCGCTTCGTCGCTATCGTACGCAATGATTCTACCTCTTCGGGCAAGGGTCGCTTTGTAGGCCACTCGCCACTCTCCACTAGCTGTCTGCCACGTGGATTTGTTGTAAGTAGAAACCGCCCAAATGTCAGGATCCACGCCAAGCGACTCAAGAATTTCGATATCGTCTGGTGGAGGTGCGTCCATTGGACTGTTGATTGTCTTCGGAACTGTTCTGATTTCACCGGTATCTTCTCCTAGGTCAACGCCTGCCGACCAAATAGGAATCTTCGCGTCCTTTCTAGGGCGGTCGGGTAGCCTATTTGAATTCGGATACGGCGAAGCAATGTCAGCCATTAAGCCTCCTCTTGTAGCGCGTAGCTTCATACGCCATGACGTTGAACATCAAAGCGGCTGCATGGTCCTCGTCACGTTCACCAGTGAACCACTGCATGAAGTGTCGGATAGCAGCCTCTTGAAACCGCGCCTCTTCCTCTTCGCTATTGGCATTCTCCCAATTACGATCAGAGTATTTCTCCGCGCCTTTCGCCATAAGCTCAGCGAAACGCGTAAGCATCTGCTCCTTATATGGTACACCAGCCGGAATCAGAAGATCAAAACGGGGCTTCCCCTGTGAGGGTTCGCGGACGTTGCCGGACGTATATTGGTGGCGGTTTCCCGTATCCTTCATCTCGTACCTTACGGGCGGCTGCATTGTCGCAACCGCATTTGTGGTCCACTGCCACATATCGTGTTCCTCCGGTTGCCATCCGGTGGGCTGATTCACTACTCGCCACACTCCGAGATCCGGCCTCCAATGGAACCACTCCGTACTCAGGTTCATAGAAGTCCCCTTTCAAGTGTCCTGTCTCTGATACCCAAACGGTAAATACGCTTCGCGTGCCATATTCGTACAACACGTCCGCATGCGCGCGGGGAATGGTATACCGGCTAATCACAACCGTGAAGCCAGCCACCATTCCCCTCCAACAGAGCGCCAAACAACGCGGGCACTCGAACGGCTTAAAGTCCTTGTACGTGGTCACTGTACGCCCTGTAGTCCACGAATGCCTGGTCAGCATCCATCCGGGTGGTCTCTGTGGGGGACATGTAGTCACGGGTTAGTGCTGCCTGCCACAAGTCATACAGGTAGTTCAACCATTCTTGCGCGCTGATGTCTCCTGAATACATTACAGTGGCTCCAAGTCCTGGATACTCCGTCGCTTCTTGTTGGCGTAGTCAGTGAGTTTGTCTTCACAAGCCACTGAACACACCGTGTAGCCATGTCCATGAAGGCGGAAGTTCCCGCAAGGTTCCCCGCACTGATCACACAGATACGGCGTGGCCTCCTTTGACTTCATTCTCCTCCACCTCTGCAACGTGCCAGCCATCAGTGGCTAGCGTCATCTCGTGTCGGGTGAAGTGGTGACCACAGAGGATCAGTTCCAGCTTCCCCTTCCGTACCGTCACCTTACCATGTGCTCCGCACGAATCGCAAGAGCTATTAACGTTCGCTTCCTGGTGCAAGGTCTGTCCACTCACTTCGTCCACCTCTTTCCCATAACCTGTGCCTTAGCTAGCATGGGCACTCCACGCCATTCCCCAGTCATCAGGGTCTTCATGATGTGCGCCACGTCTTCAGCGTCGCTCTTCGGCACATTGAGAATGATCTCGTCGTGCACCAGGAGCCACAAGAACTCAAGTAGTCCCGCATCTACCAATCTTAGCAGGTCGAACATAAACAAGTCACGCGCTGTGGACTGAACATCGTAGTTGATCGCACCATACGAGCGCTGAGGATCAACCGCGACGCGCCGCCCTACGAACGTTTCTACGTACGGTTGCTGCCCTAGCCTACGTGCGTATGGCTTCAGCCCTGGGAAGAGCTTGTCGAGCGTCTGAAGCGTCGTACGGGCCACTTCCTCAGAGACTCCGGTCTGTCGGCTTACCGTAGGAGCGCCTGCCCCGTAGAATTTGCCGTACAGGCCACGCTTGCCGACCGTCCGCTGATCCTCCGTGAAGTCAGGACCGTACATAACTTCAGCGATGTAATTGGGCATGTCCGCACCTTCCATGAGAAGGCGAAGCATGTTCTGGTCCTGGCTGAGGACGGCTGCCACCCTGACCTCAATCTGGCTCTTGTCACAGCCAACCAGCGAGAAGCCTTCATCAGCCACCAGGCAACCTCGTGTTGTGCCGTGTGACGGAATCTGCTGGAGTGGTGGTTTGGAAATGGAATTGCGTCCGGTCTGTGCTCCCATGGGATCAATTACCGGGTGGAGTCTGCCATCTGTTTCCTCAGCCGCGATGAACTTCTGAATGTAATCGGCATCAAACTTCACCAGCTCCTTTGCGGTGAAGAATTCGCGAATTGCTCTACTCGCGTCATCCTCTCTGCCTTGGATATTAGCCAGCATATTCGGTTTGCTGAGGCTGTACCCACCTTTATCTGTGAGTGACACCTTGATTTCATTCAGCTTCAGCCATTCAACAACCAATTCCTTGTCATCCTTCTTGGCGATGCCCTCCGCAGGAAAGCCCAATTGATACGCGCGGTTGTTCATGACTTCTGCCTGCTTCAGAAAGTCCATAGACTCCTGACGCGAGTATTCAAAGTCAACGGCCAAGCCTTTATGGTGAACGGTAGACAGCACATAGGCTACCCGACGTTCGTACTCGAACAATGCCATAGCTCGCTTGGTTGCGTCTGCTCCCAGTGCGCGAAGCATTCGGTAGGCCAGCATGGGGTCATACCCCGCATACAGTACGTACACAGGATCATCAATGGCGATCTTCCCATAGCCGCCCTTGCTTGCCGACAGCTTCAGCTCACGGAAGCGAGCGGTCAGCGCCTTGTCTGCCTCAAAGGTCCCATCAACGAGTTGGCGGATTCGCTCCTTCAGTGCGTGCGTGGGGACAATCTTTCCATCCCCTCCCTTTGGCTGTGTGAATCCCATGGGGTCAATCAGCCGAGAAAGGGTAAGCGTGTCGATTGTCTTGGGGTAAAGGTACTCAAGAGGGAAACCGTACGCTGCGTGCAGAACACCAATGTCGTGGTCTGCGTTGTGAATGATAAGCGCCTCCGCCATATCAATACACCGCTTGATCAATTCTTGGTGCATGTCGTAGCGAAGAACGTAGGCTTCCTTGTCGGTACCGAATTGGGCTAGTCGGGTGAACCAGCCCTTTTCATAGACGTCCGTCCCGCTGGACTCCGTGTCGAATCCGATGAGAGGGTTACGCCTGATCATGTCGAACAGGGGAGTTGGGTCGTCGTCCCACGAATCGAACTCGTGGACAAGCACCAACTCCCCTGCGATTACGCCCTGGTACGTCTTCACTCTGGCTGGACTCCAGAAATCATCACGGGCGTTCCGTTCTTGTAGAATGCCATGGAATCACACACTAGATATGTGTACGCTTTTCGTTTGCCGTGCAAGGTGGTGTACATTTTTGTTTGCAGCACCCCAGATACGGCCACTTCGTCGCCTTCATCCAGTCGAGAAATGTCCGACCATGCGTCAAGGTTCTTGTCGTAGTCCACCATGGGCTGATAAAGCTCACACTGAATTTCGTTGTCTATCCCAAGGGTGTCGGTGTACTCCATGATGAAAGAAACCATCGCTCTTCCGTCATATGTGAACCTAATCTCTGGGAAGTGTACAAACCGTCCTTTAGAAACGACCCTTTGCATTTGCCCTCCTACAGAACGTAAAGCAGAATAACGATAACGACCAGGACCAGAATGAGAATACCCATTTCATGCCTCCTTAGTAGCCCATGAGCATGAAGTAAACTACCTCTTCAAGCTCTTCGTGGGATAGCTGCTCAAGCACAGCATCCACACCCTCGAAGTCATCCTTCCACGCTGCGGTACGCAACGCCTGCATGTTATCGTACGCCTCATCCGTCCACTGGCGCAAGCTCTGTGACACTGTAAACCTCCCGGCATCTGTAACACGGTCGCCCTTTGTAGGGCTTGTCGTTCATTCGCCCTTCACGGTAGCTGGTCAGGTAGCCGTTGCAGCCGCCACACCTTACCGGTACTTCGTAGGGATCCAGCACGGTCCCGAGAGGAACCACCTTGGCCGCTACTGTCGTACGTTGATACTCTACCATGGTCGGGAGGATATTTGCCCAGTTCGCGACCGGTATTTCTGCTGGTCCGTAAATCGGGTCTCCGTCCCTGAGCTTCGCAAGCTGGAACACCTTGGCTAGTCCGTCCGTGATGGAAGGAGCAGGCACCAGGTCATGCCCTGTGCTGGCACGGAACATCTCCTCAACGGTGTCACCAAGTTCGATCATCTCGGTAACGTCCTTGCCCCTGGTGGGGAGAAGGATTCGAACCTCACCAACCAGCGGATCAAGATCCTTCTTCACCGCGAGTAGGTTCTTCATGCCCGCAGCGTCGTTGTCAGCTACCAGGAACACGCGGTCTAGCCCTCTGAAGCGAACCGCATAGTCCGGACTCCACGAGAGTGCCCCGTTAGGGTAGCTGAGAGCCACGTAGCCGAGAGAAACCAGCGTCTCGGCGTCCTTCTCTCCCTCTACCAACCACACGCCTTTCAGGAAGCTCTGAGAGCTGTACAGAAGGTGGAGGTTGTACAGGGTAGGGCTGACTGGCCCCATGCCATTCACGTACGTCTCAGCGTTTCCTATGCGACGCTGCGCTGTGTACGTCTTGCTGCCACACTCACACCGCTTCTTTACCTTGCGGTAGATAGGCTTACCCGACTCATCGTGGTAGACGTACACAGCTTCGCGCCGGTAAGAGTGCTGGTGATCAGCCAAGGCGGGAAAGCTCCATCAGAAGCCAGCAGATCAGAATGACCGCTGAAGCAGCAACGATACTGGCAGCAACGCCCTTTGCCCACGTCCTGAAAAACTCCATTGCTTATCAGTCCTCACCATTCGCGTATTTACGGGCGGCTTTCATGTCCTTTGTTTCGCGATGCACATACTTGGAGGCACCACGATTCTTGTTGTAGGCTCCCCGCTTGGCCTTGGTCACGCGGCCGGTACGGAGATCCTGGAGAATGATCTTATCTCCTTCGTTCCACGCGTTGTAGAACTTACCCGTCTTCGTATTCCTAACTATCTTCAACTTGTCTCCTAACGAGAAACGGGGAAGGTGGCTGCCCCTGCTAACCACCTTCCCCGATGTTACCTCAGGTCACTTCGCCTTGGCAACAGCCACCTTGAAGAGCTTGTACGGACGTCCCTTGTACGGTCCCTTGGTCAGCTCACGCTCGCCGAAGTACTTGACTGCAACCGTGTCACCGATGTTCGCCTGAGAGTTGTCCATCTCACGACGGAGCACCGACGAGAAACCGATCACACGAACCGCGTCACCATCGGCCAGCCGGACAGTCCAGACAGGAACCTCGTCACCCGGCTTGAACTCATCCGGCTGAGTCTCCTTGGCGGTAAGGGTACCCTGGATACCCTCTCCCTCATCCTCCGGCACCCACGCAGGGGCACCAGCGTCGGTCATCGTACCGAGAAGGTCAACAACCTCAGTGCCTGCCGTGTCATCGCTCAGGCTGTCGAGAAGATCACCCATGTAGTAGCCTCCTAGGCTGTAGTGGGATGGTGTGTTATCGAGTGTAGCACAGGATCTCAGTAGCGGGGAAGAACCGTTTCGGGAGCACCACCACGATCCTTACCCTCGTTCAGGATGTCGTCCAGCACACTCCAGATAGGGAACGTCTGAACAATCGCCTCCTGCTCTGCCGAGGTCAGGTCACCGGCATCCTGAATCTTACGAAGGTCCGTAATACTCTGAGCACCGAGAACCTTCATGAGCGTAAACGCTTCCCGCCCGGTAAGCTCAAGCGTCACATCCGGGTACACCGGAGGAATCTTGTTCACCTTTGCTGTTGCCATTTCATGCCCTCCTAGCCGCTTCAACAGAAGCCTGGTGCCGTTGTACCGCGTCCATCATAGAGGCAACGTACGCCTCACGCACTCCGTCTGGAAGCTGGTACATGATCTCTTCGTGCAGCTCTTGAAACTGTATGACGTCCCATTCATCATCAGCGATAGCAGTAGCGATATCACCAGCCGTAATAAGATGAGTGATGTGAAGGTGTGCCATCAGATAACTCCCATAAACTTCAGCTTCGGTGTGATGTCCTCAGCATCCCAGTCATCAGCGACAATGTTGTACTGCTGAAAGTACGGCTTGTCTTTCATAGCCGCCATACCTGCAAACAAAATATCAGTCAGGTCCGAATCGTCCAAGTTGTACGTACCGTCCCCGGACGCACGGACCAGAAACACACGCTGAAAAGCCATTTTCACCCTCTCTTGAAAACCTGTGACGTTTTGAGCTTGTTGAACTCGTAAACATTCTTCAAGCTCTTGAAGATCCTGAAGGCTGCTTCAAGGTCAACATCAGTGTCCCACACTTCGTATTTGTTTGGCAAGATGCGAACGATAGTTGCTCGTTCCTGGCTGACCTCAGGCATTTCACCCGACTTGACCAGCGCTCCTTCCTTGTACAGGGTGCCTTCCCCACGAGTGTACGCGGCAAGCTGCAACGCCCATTCAGGCCACGGGCCGGTACCGCTGGTCTTCCAGTCACCAATCACAGGCACACCGAAGGTAGACCATGATGTGTACACGAAGTCCGCCGTTCCCGCGTAGCCAACCGTCTCGTTGTAGAACGTGATCTCAGTTGAAATGAATTCCGGGTTATGGTCAGAAAGGAACATCTGATACCCGTTGTACAAAGGTCGCTGTTCTGGAGTCAACAGATATGCGACGTCCTTACCCCCAATATCCATTTCCGCGATATCGTGAAGCTTGGTACCACGAATACCGGCCGCTTCAACCACTTCAGTATGTGTCTGCTTGAAGTAGTCAATGCTCTCCGCCTTGGTCCACTTCTTCCCGGTGGCCGGGTTAAGAACCTTGCCAGTACGCATCTCGTACAACAGCTCATACTCGTCAACCGCACGCGTAGCCGCCTTCTTGGCCGCCCATGGAACCAGGTTAGGCTTCGCCTTGGCTCCTAGGATCGTCGTGACGGACGGAAGACGACGACCGGACACCGGACTAAGGTAGACGCGTCTACCGGTCTTAGCGTCCGTCGTAGCGCCTGTGGGCTCAGCCAAGACTGATCTCCTCCCTGTGTCCATCCGGCAGGGTACGGAGTACAGAGATGATCTCTTCCGTGTCGTACCCCTCGTCAACCATCTCGGCTGCTTCCTTGATAACGTCCGCTAGAACGGGATCGCAAGCAGGCTCAATATTGTCGTTGTCCATTTAGTCTCCTAGTCTTGTAGGCCAGTCGGGTACAGCGAGCGCTTCTATCTGCTCTTTCCGCAATGGTAGCAGAGGCGTGTAATAGTACGCGTGGCCCATTTGGACCAAGCCATGTGCGTCAGCCTGGTCGCTATCGAGTTTGCCTAGTTCTGGAAAGTATGATGACACGGTTTTGATCATGTCCTGTTTGGTAGCTTTCCCGTTCCCGGTCACGAACTTCTTGAGATTTGTGCTGGTGACTACAGCATATGGTATGCCCAATTCCCACAGGAGATGAGTTATCAGTGTGAATAGGCCAGCCAATTGAGTCTTTGCATTTCCTACCGCGCCATAGGCCGGACGCTCGATTACCGCGACGCGCACAGGGCCGGTATCAACGAGGTTGAATATCTCGCGCTCAATCTTGGCTAGACGCTCGTGGCCACTGATGAGACTAGCGGGAGTCTTAAGGCTGTACGCCCAATCAACTCCCGCTAGCCCTGTGGACGTCAGGCTCTGGTCAATGCCTAGAACCGCGTCCACAATGGTCACTCGCTCTCAGCCCTGCCTTCAGCGAGACCCTCCGCGTAGCCCTCCGAGTAACCATCATCACGACGGTCCTCCGCGTACTGCTCACCATCGGCGTAACCGTCGTCGTAGCCGTAGTCGCGACCGTCCTGCTCACCATCGTTGTACTGCGACTGGCCGTAGTCATCCACCAGCTCAATGAGCGCGGTAACCTCTTCATGGCTCAGAGTCACCGTGTCTCCGTCACCAGCGGTAGCGGCCAACAGGCCACGCTCAGCGGTACGCCAGTCGTTGCTCAAAAAGTCCAGAGCCATAGTATGCCCTCCTAGGCACTAGTGGTTGACCCGTGTGGCCAACTTCCCCACCAGCGTACCACATGATGTAGGACGCTGATGAGAAGGCAGTCACGCGACGTTGACCCACTTCATCGTCGTAGACAGAACGTTGTCGTAGTCACCCGACGTCGCCTCTTCAGTGTACCGTTCGATCTGCTTGGCTGAAACTCCCCCACGACGGAGAGCGGCCATGGTGCGACCGATGATCATAAAGGCGTTGCCGTCTTCTCCGGAGAGCTGGACTTCCACGTCAGGGTACTTCGGCTGATCCATGTTTCTGCTCCTCAGGCCATGTCGATTTTGCGGAGAGCGGTACGGGCGTATTCGATCTGGTCTCCCAGCATGAGCGCGACAACCACAGTGCTTTCGTGCTTGTCCGCGTAGATGACGCGCCCGAGCACTCCTGCGTGCTGTCCGTCCATGACCTCCACCCAATCACCAGAGTTGATGCGGGTGTGGTCGACCGGATTGCGAAGCTCCATTATCTTTCCTGTTCTCTCAGTTGATGCTGTGTTCTTACCTTAGCTGGGAGGGGGCTGCCTGTCAACCCCCTCCCGTAGAAGGGATCAGGCGTACTCAAGCGGCTTGACGGAGTGCCTGCCCCTTGCGTGCTTCTTGCAGCACACGCCACAGAACCGGCCAGAAGACCTGAGGCCATCGTAACCAACCACGTCACGGCCAATCGGGCGACCGTTCACGACCACGTAGTTACCGCTGTGCAGATCAGGGACGATGTTGTGCATCCAATCCAGGAGTTCGGCTCCGTGCTCGTTCAGCTTGGTCCCGTCGTTCTCCAGGAACGGCATGGCGATGATGGGGAGACCATCGCACTCGTAGTAGGTGGTGGTAGGGATCCAGACCTCACGCGCCATACGGGCGAAGATCTCAGCTTCCTTCTTGTTCAGTGTGTCGTTGTCTTTGTTGTTGGCCACCTTGTACACGACTCCAGACGGAGCGCGGAAGGCGACTCGGAAGACTCCGCCACCAAGGTACGTCCAGCCAGCGGGGATGAACGTCATGAACGAACGCCTGTCGAAGTATTCGTACCCGGCATCCTCGTACTTGAAGATGGCCTTTGCGAGTTGCGCAGCTTCCCGCGTGCTACCGATTCGGCTGCTGTGGCGGGAGGTCTTCGCGGTAACCAGCATTGGTCTTACCTTTCCGGTTTGGAGGTCGTGCTTCTTGCTGATGACCTAATACAACCATGCCCCGCAGAGCGTGTCAACTCCACGGGGCATGTTTCTTCAAGATCTTTTACAACCCTATCTCAGGCAGCCAGCCGTTCACCTTGGCTATGAGTTCTTCCAGCTCATCGTACTTGTTTTCCATCTCGCGCCAGAGCGCTTCAAGCTCAGGATGACCTTCAGGAAGCTCATCAGCGGACAGGCCATACTCAAGAGCGGCGTACACACCACCCTCCCAATCCACCTTGCCAGCGAATGCGATCAACGACGGATACCGACTCTGATCACTCATGTGCATCACCCATACAACCACAGGCCGGGATCATGCACACCGGGGCAAGACGCGCGTAAGGGTCGCTCTCAGGCTCCTCAACGTCCGCTTCCAGCTCTTCCCGAAGGGAATCACCAAGAGCGGCGTACAGGCGCTCAGTGAAGCTTAGATCGCCCATCTGCATGTCAATGGCCAGGATCAGGTCAAGGATTTCATCGTCCCTGTTATCGAAGACGATAGCGCGTGCAAGCTCGTCAGCACTGAGCATTGCAGCCGTGTTCAGAATCATCGGTTCATCTTCTCCTGTAGTGCTTTTCTGTTTGCCTCACCAGCGTCGATGACATCCTGCCAACTGGTGAAGTCGCCAACCGGATCGGGTGTCTCGACAGGAAGCACAATATTCGCGTACTGAATGACCGCTTCCAGTGCTTCGTAATCCAGGTACATTCCAACCAGCTCCGGGTCAATGCAGTAAGCCAGATCAATCGTGACTCTGGCCCGCGCCAACGCCTCACGAATCGTCATAAGTGGTACCTCTGATTTTGATGTAAGCCTTGTAGGCCGTTTCGTAGCGGGCATACAGCTTGTCATATGTCTCCCACGCCGCGATCGTGTCAGGGTGCTCCCTGCCAAGCTCTAGCGCCAAGGTGCGAAACTTCTCCACAGCGTCGTCACAGGCAAAGCCCAAGAGATCTACGACGTTACCAAGATCTTCTTTGATCTCTTCGTACGCGCTCATTACATAAGCTCCATTTTCTGTGAGACAGAAATATGCACGGAAACCAGTTCGCCCTTGTCGCACTCTGGCGCAACACAACTAAGCTGGACATATGGACCGTCATACGAATGTGTGACGTCCACCTTGAATGTGTCATTACCGCAGGACGGACAAACCACCTGAATGGATTGTCCGTCCACGGTCCCCTCAGAAATCTTACTCATCGTCGTCGTCGTCGTGGTGCCCATTGCAGTTGAACATGTGGTGAAACTCCTCGTCAGAGAAGTCCCGAGTCACAGATACCAGGTAGGTGGTAGCGAGGTACAGAGCGGCCTTCAGCTCCATCTCAGACATACCGTCGATGACGTCACCCGTCATCTCGGCGTGAACCTCCATGTCGGTCGGCTCCTTCTCCGGAAGGGTACGACGGACGGCCGTAGCGATCGTCTCGACATTGAGGCGAGCGTTCTCCGCAATGTTCTTGTCGTCGTAGTCCTCCATGGCCTCAGCCACCTGGTCCACAGGGATTCCCAGGAAGGACGCCAGTTCCATCTGGTCAGCCTCCTGAACAAGCTTCTTCGCCTGGTCGGACAGAGCCTTGTCCTGTTCACCCGACATCATCGAGATGAACGCCTCAAGCGCCACCTCATCCGTGCGAGTGACTGCGAACTCCAAACCAGTCGGGTACTCCATGGTCAGCCCAGCATGGGTACCAGGAGCCGACACGTCGAACACGATCTTCGCCTTGGTGCCCTTCAGGTCGACAGGGACCGGCCACTCAGCAACCGTGCCGAGACCAACGACCACGTCACCAGGAACCAGACTCTCTACCGTACGGAACTCACTGCTCATTCTGGTACGCCTCCTCAAGCGCTTGGCAAACGAAGAGAATGTTCCCCTCGTTTTGAAACAGCCTACTCACGATTTCCCGGTCCGTCAAGCTCCTGTACCCGGTTTCGTTCGCTGCCTCCAAGAACGCACGGAGATCAGCAATCGCCTGACGTCCTGTGTCTTCGTCCCGAAAGTGGTCAGGGCGCGTCACGTGGTACAACGCGTGTGTCCGTGTTGGAAAGATGCGCATTCCCTTGGACACGTCGTCTAGGAACGGTTCCACACCAACGTCAAGGTCAGTGAAAAACACGTGTGTTCCGGCTTTCGCGCGGTGAGTCTCGTACACCCGACCATAGCCCGGAACGTAGTCGTTGACCTGGAACTCACAGGCAGGAAGGAGAAATTCCTGTTCACTCATTCTCTAGCTCCATTCATCTGAGTCTTCGACCCATTCCTTACGCTTCAGTGCCTCTTCAGGCGAAAGCCACTCTACCGTAACCTTGGGCACAGGCACAACCCTGTGGAAGGTCACCGTATCACGCTCATCCTCGAACGGACCGAAGTCCTGGTTCTCGGTTGCGCCTACCTCGTACGTCGCCCGCCAGTAAGCGTATCCGACCTCTATCACAAGCTCGGACACGTTGCCCCAGCGAGTGGTGTCCACCAGTTCATTTTCGTACACCACGGCGTCCCCAACCAGCTCATACGGGCGGCTGAACGCAAGCTCTCGCGCCACCTCCACCGGAACCAGGATCGTGTCTCTGTCCTTTCCTATCATATGCCCTCCTAAGTTCGTATGCCAACCACGCTACTCATCAAGGTCCCCCGTGTCAACCCCTGCCCGCTTGCGCCTGAGCTTGAGAGCGTCAGAGACAACAGAGTTCGTGCCCGTGATCCCCATGTCTCGTACACCGCGTACGGTCACGTTCAGGGGGACACCAAGCTTATCCATCTCAGCCGCCTTGCGCTCTACAGGCGTTTGCCAAGCACCATCAATAAGAATAGCCGATTCACCCGACGCTGTAAGGGTCAATCCGAACGTATCGAATGTCTCCATGTTCTTCTGCTTCGGGTTATGAATCATCACGGTAGAGCTGTCCTTAGCCCTCTCCACACGGATCATGATATCCGCAGCGCCATCAACAGCAGAGCTACCACGAGCATTCTCACCATTGCGCCCTTGGTGGTGGACGGATACCACAGTTGCGCCAGTCGCCTCACGGATTGCTGCCAGAGCTGCAACGACCTCACCCATTTCGGTTGCTGAATTCTCGTCAACACCCACGGTCATACGTGCCTGAGTGTCGAAAATAACCATTTCAGGCTTCAATTCGGCCAATTCGAGAACAATGGCCTTTTGCTGAACAGGGTCTAGCAGTTGTACAGCCACAGGGAGAAAGATGACATTTTCCATGGAAGTGCCGTAATACTCTTCCCACGCTCGTACACGCTTCCGAATACCACCAGCACCCTCACCGAACACATACACGACAGTCCCCTGCCGCGTTTTATGACCATTCCAGTCCATTCCTTGTGAGATATGCCCTGCCCAATCAAGGGCAAGAAAGCTCTTACCATGGCCAGCCCTTCCAATCAGCCACACATCGGCATTGCACTCAAGAACGCCTTCAATGAGCGGAACAGGCTCAGGAAGGGCATTCAGGTCACCCGACTTCATGAAGCGAGCACGGAACTTCTCTCGCATGGCTGCCAGCGCGTCATCAGAGGCTTTCTCAGGCTCTACAAGGTCGCCCTTCATATCCTCTGGTAGTACGTCGTACAAATCGACCTCAGAGAGCTTCAGAGCCTTCAGGATCGTAGTACGGTCGCAACCCTTGGTGTGACACTTCAGCCAGACACCAGAACCCCAATCGTGACCATCATACTCATGGTCTGGTCTCCAGGTGATGGAAAGGGCACGCTCGTTATCGCCACCATGGCACACACCCCATGTATGATACTGCTCGTTGTATCGACTCTGTAGAATATCCTCTGGCGCAACACCAACCGTGTTGAGTAGCGCATTGAGGACTCGGTTCATCGAAGGATGCAAAGGGTCCATGTGGCCTCCTGTTACTTTCTACTGTAGATAACGCGCTTGATCTCTGCTTCGCGTAGCTGATCGACAATGCACTCTATCGCATCTTCATCAGCAAGCGCCTTGCCATCAGCCACTGCTTCCGCACCAGTGAGATAGTCGCTTGTCCAGACGTACGATCTTCCCAGGGTCTTAGGGAACCAACAGCGTCGTCTAAGCTTCAACTTGGTCCTGAGGATGCCGAGCGACAAGCTCTGAGTGTAGTAGAGTCCTCCAAAACCACCCATCACGACGTGCCCTCCTTGCTTGGGATGGTGGAGGCTCCATCGTACCACACGGTCTCCGGAACGTGTTACGATGATCTTGGAACACACCTTGTTACGAATCTGTTCCGTCTGTAGTAGTGTAACATCGTTTGTGCAGGTGAGAGTGTTACGGTCTTGTTCCGTTTGATACACTGGTGTCTTGTTACGTTGTTCCCCCTCTTATGGGGGGAACACGTACACAGAAGGCGGAACATGAAGAGATTGAAGAGCCTGAGACTGTACTTGTCGGGTCTCATGGGCTGTGGTATGGTGGGTACCTACCTAGTCAAAGGAGGGCACATGGAGGGACAGAAGGTGATCTTCACTGTACAGGTTCCAGCTACTGACATCCGTAAGGGTGACGTAGTGGAGTTCTGTGGAGATCAGTATGTGGTTGACTGCGTTGCCACCATGTTCAACGAAATCAATCTTACCGCAACCAGCATCACGGGAACGGAGATTGATCTTAATGTCTCCAAGACGGCTGTTCTCACCGTGATACGCTCTCGTGGTACCGTGGTTGAGATCCTTGACGGAGACTATGCACACGATGAAATGATCATCACGAAGACGCATGATCAGTTCAACAACTCTCAAATCGTGTTTAGCTTCAAGGATGCTAGTGGAGATTTGTCCTCTGAGTTCTGTGTTCTTCTGGTTTCCCTGAAGGAAGCCCTGGAATATGTGGAGAGCCTTTGATCTGTCCTCAGTGTAAGCAAGCTGCTGATAACAACCAGCCTCTGGACCACTGTAGCGTACCAGGCTGCACGTGTGCCCACCACCCCGTAGGAACGTGTCAGAGAAGGGAGTACGCTGATGGAGGTCCCTCTCAAGAGGAAGTACCGAGCAGCGACCAAGAGCCGGTACAAGAGCGCCAGTAACAACGGTCAGCCCAAGCGTAAGAAGAGGAAGACCGGTATCCGTAACCACGGTACTCCCCGTATGCTGGTGCTTCAGGCGTCGGGTAAGAAGACGATTAGGGTTGTGGGAGAATGATCGAACAGTACGATCAGTGGCTGAACATCATGGCTGGTCTGGCCCTTATCGGCAGTATCGTGGCTATAGCTTTGATGGCAACTATCATGGTGTATCTCTGGCACAGGATGTGATCTGTATGGCGTACCCTGATATATGGGCTATTACGATAGAGTACTTCACACCACGCACACCGGCTAATGACACGGGTGGTATCTGGTTGCCAGTGCCCCACCATCAGAAGCCACACCGGGCGTACTTCACAGAGGCAGGGTACAAGAGTGCCCTTACTCAGATAGAGGGGAAGTACCGAGGTAGGTACAGCGGGTACTACCGTACTGCTGGTACGGGGCATGGTAGGTACCGTATCACTGGTGTGCACTACACAACAGACAGTGCTGTATCAGAGACCATCATCACTGTCAACTGAGTACATGATATACTAGGATGATGCTGGCATAGCTGTATCCTCATTGCTGCGGCCCCTTGCTATCAGACTTAAGGTGATAGCAAGTGGGTCGCTTTATTGTAGGAGGGCAAATGTTTGTCGTATATTCTTTTTATGATGCAAATGGTGATCTACTTTATGTGGGACAAAGTATTAATGTTGGTGCTCGCATTCAATACCATTCCACACAACAGCCGTGGTTTAGTGAGGTAGCGGATATCCGCCTTGAATACTACCCTAATGATAAAGCTATGTGTAGGGCTGAGATCCAAGCTATCGCTAGGGGTAACCCTAAGTACAACTATGACCACACAGGTAAAGCGCAACGTAAGCACACGCTGGGTTGTGACGATGACTGTATGTTGATGCTAGACGGTATCCGTTGTGGTGCAGTGCGTACTGTATCTGATGCACTGAAGTTCTTTGCTGATAGCTTTAGCCGAAGTGATGCGGCTATGTTCAGGTTGAAGATAGATAAGAAGATAGTGGTTGATATTCATGGTTGTATATTCATACATGACTTGCATACTCATTCATAAGCATGCATAGATATACAGACGATGACTACGATGAGTTACGACCACAGAGTGTGTCGGATTGGTCACTCTAAATAAAGGGCTTGAATTGCACCCGTTACCACTCCGGAGCGTAATGGAGTCCCTTTACAGTGTACGTATGTGCAGGTCAGAGCCCCGCTGGGGGTAGGGGCGGTCAAATCGCTGGTAGCAGAGAGTTATAGGACCCCCCTGGCAACCCCCCATTTAATATGTCAGAAAAAGCAATTTTAAAATGGTCTATTACGCTGCGTGAATGGCATGAATAGATGATGAATACCATTCATGAATAGTCATGCATACGCTATTCATCGAACACATAAAGGAGGGCAATTAGTGGTCCCGAAAGTTGCGAAAGAAATAGTTGTGAATCGCCAGGGCGGTTTTGCGGAATTGCTTATCGACGGCGAGCCGTTTCCATTTGCCATTAGCGCAGATGTGAAGACCATAATCAATTCAGATGCCATGCCTTATGTGGAAATTACCATTTGGACTGACAGTTTGGTCGTCAAGAACACCCTTTCAACGGAGGAATAACGTGGGCGGAACCGGGTCGGGTAGAAAGAGAAAGCCCACTGAGACAATGGAGCTAGAAGGCTATCGAAAGGACCGGCTAAACACCAATCCGCCGAAACTCGATAAACTAGCTTCCGCCGAACCTCCCCCGAATATGAACGGCTATGCGCGTGAGGTATGGACTCTGTGGCTTCCTCAGCTCACGAAAGCTGGTGTTGTGACCACGGCTGACCTCCCCGCCTTCAGAATCCTCTGTGAGGCGTTCGGTGAGTACCGGATGGCAGTGGATAACCTGGAGAGCGAAGGCTACATCATCACGCAGTACAACAAAGACAGTACGCGGGAGGTTGTCAACCCTTGGCAACGGATTAAGAACGACGCTGAGGCCAAGATTGCCCGTTACATGGCGCGGTTTGGCCTTACGCCTGCCGATAGAGCAGGTTTGGAATTGCCGGACAATTCAAACAATGGAAATCCGAACGATCCTAGTCGTTTTCTGGAGTAATTGACCCTTTTGGAGGTAAATTCGTGGCAAATCGTACCCTTTTCCTTACGGAAAGTGCGCCCAGATCAGGCATGCGTCTTGGTCGGCACGTTAACCATGACCCACGAAGTAGGGCATTCCCTCACCCGACCGACCTAACAGCCGCTTCTAAGTCCGTCGAATGGAAGCGCCACTCTCCGATATTCGATCAGGGTGATATCGGTTCTTGTACCGGAAATGCTGCTTCTGGCCTGGTTGCCACGGATTCTAAGTACCGAAACGGCCGTAACGACTGTTCTGAGCGTGACGCGCTGGTCATTTACGAGCGCGCTACGCAGATTGATAGCTTTGATGGCTCCTATCCTCCGGATGACACTGGTTCGGACGGTCTGAGCGTTATGAAGGTGCTGAAGGAGCAGGGATACGTCAAGAGCTACCAGCATGCGTTCACTTTCGCTGCTATGGCCACGGCTCTTCAGGAACGTCCTGTCATCGTGGGTATCCAGTGGCAGAATGACATGTACAGCCCTGACGAGAACGGCGTTGTGCGTTGGTCTGGTGGCGTTGTAGGCGGTCATGAGTTCGTTGTGCGTGGTCTGGACGCTGTGAAGCAGCTTGTTATCTGTGATAACTCGTGGGGAGACTCGTGGGGTGTGGCTGGCTCCTTCAAGGTCCCGTACGCCGACTTCACTAAGGCTCTTGCGGCTGATGGTGACGTGACAATCCCGCGATGGTGGAATGAGTAATACAAAAGCTTCGTGGGGGCTGTGCCTAAACGGCGGACAGTCTTAAACATCTTAGCCGAGTGCCCACGAACAAATGCGGGTAGCTTAATTGGAAAAGCTCTGGTCTCCAAAACCAGCATATCTAGGTTCGAATCCTAGCCCGCGTGCTAATGATCCGTAACTCAATGGCAGAGTAGCGCCCTGTTAAGGCGTCGGTTGTAGGTTCGAATCCTACCGGATCAGCTCATGATAAAATTGTGACATGCAGTTACTTATATTGAGGGGGCAGCATGGCAGGAAAGACTAAGGAGGCTGGTCCCCTCTGCGGATTCACTTGGGATGACGCGGTGTGCCGTAAGCGTGGAGACCATATGTGTGAACCACGCGTGGCCAAGGTAGTCGGGTTTATCGAGAACATTTGTGTTCACACTAAGTCCGTATTTGCACGTAAGCCGTTTATCTTGGAGGAGTGGCAGCGTGACGAAATCGTTCGGCCGGTATTCGGTACGGTTCGATACTCGGAGCAATGGGGCTGCTATATCCGGAGATATACGCTCGCGCACATCGAGTTGGGTCGTGGTAACGGCAAGTCTGAACTTGCAGCCGCTTTGGTTCTCTATCTGTTGGTGGCCGATGGGGAGGAGTCAGCCGAGGTTTACGGTGCTGCCAAGACCACTAAGCAGGCTGGTAAGGTCGGCGAAGTCGTAAAGCGCATGATGGAGCTTTCACCGCTCCTTTCCAAGCGTCTGAGCTACCACAAGCAGGCGCGTAGGCTTTCTGACCACAAGACCAACAGCTATTACGAGGTTATTCCTGGTGACGCTGAGGGCGAGCTTGGCCACAACGCCTATGGCGTGGTCATTGACGAGTTCCTCACACAGGCTGATCCTGAATTGTTCGACGCACTCCGTACGGCGCAAGGTAAGCGGCCACAGTCGCTCATCATCTGCTTCACTACGGCTGGCCAGACAGATGGGTTCGCGTATGAACAGCATAAAGAGATGCAAAAGATCTCGGAGGATCCTAGTAGAGCACCACACATTTTCGTTTACTTGCGGAACGTACCGATGGATGCGGACCCTTGGGATGAGAGTTTGTGGACGCTGGCTAATCCTGCGTTGGGGAAATTCCTGTCCTTGGACACGCTGCGAAATGAGGCGTTGGAAGCTAAAAATGACCCGGTAAAGGAAGTGGCGTTTCGTCAGTTCCGGCTGAATCAGTGGGTTGCCAACACGTCCATTTGGATGCAAATGACGACGTTCGACCCGTGTGCAGGCGTCGTGTGGGACTCGCCTGAGGCTCTGAGAGCGTCTCTGGCTGGCCGGGTAGCGTGGGGTGGCTTGGATATCGCCTCCAAGCTGGACCTGTGCGCCTGGTGTCTCCTGGTGCTGCCTACGAACGAGGAAGACCCCATTGACGTCATCTGGCGATTCTGGATACCCGAACGACCGATCAAGGAACTGGATCTAGCCACTACTGGCAAGTTCAGTCAGTGGATCGAAGACGGTTGGGTAACGGTGTCGGGTGACAACGTGTTGAACTTCGAGAAGGTATACGCCGATATTGAAGCTGATGCACAACTATTTGACATTCTAGGGTTTGACGTAGATGAATTCGCGTCATGGCCCGTGATTGAACGTGTGATGGCCTCTACTATGCTGACAGAAGAGGAGATTAGCGCGTACAAGAACACATATGAGCGTATGTCACCGGGTCTTGAGGGAGTTATGGGTCTGGCGCAAGATAAGCGCTGGGCGCACCACATGAACCCTGTAGCTCGCTGGTGTGTTGAAAATACCGAAGTGCGTTTTTCGCCAATGCATCCTGAGTTGATCCGAGTGGAGAAGCCAGAGCGCAACAAGACAGGCAAGCGCGTTGATGCTGTTCCCGCTTGGGCGATGGCAATGAATGCGTGGGACCTTCGTGGTAGTCGTGAAATCCCCACTTCGGCGTATGAAGACCATGATCTACTAATTATATAGGAGTCGCGACATGTTCGGTTGGCGAAGGCTAATGAAACAGCGCGTAGTGGTCAACCTCAAGTCTGGTCGCGCGTTCCAAGGCATCATCATGCGACGTTCGGGGCCATTTATCTTCATGCTTCAGGTGGTTATGCACGAACCGGAGCTTTCGGATGGTGTTCCTGTTGATGGTGAGGTGGCCATTCCGGTCAGCGATATCGAATTCATTCAAAATGGAGGTGGGTAATGGCGTTTGTCGTAAGCTCAGGCGTCATTTCACAGTCCACTAGTCCTCTTTACCTGCGCAGAACTGCACTAGACTTGCGACTGCCCACAATGGAAGACGTTCAGACGTACGGCTACATTTACCGAAAGCAGCCTAACGTTCGAATGGTTGTGTCGTTTCTGGCGCGAAATATTGCACAGTTGAAGCTGAAGGTATACCAGAAGAATGGAAATGACCGTAAGGAGCAGACTGAACACCCTCTGACGCTGCTTATGGCTAATCCGTCCCCTACGGTTACCGCATACCGGACTATGTACGGCGTGGTGGCGGATTACGCTATCTATGACGCTGCGTACCTGCTCAAAATGAGGGATGCCGACACGGGGCAGATGTCTCTTGTCCGGCTTCCTCCGGAACTAGTCGATCCTGGTGGCGATAACTGGTACACACCGGAGTACTTCACGTTCTACGGGACCAAAAAGCCACAGGAATTTGATGCTAGTGACGTTGTGTACTTTAGAGGCTACAGTCCTGAGGGTGATCTAGGGGGTTCTTCTCCTATTGAGGCACTCAGGCAGGAACTTGCCGAAGGGTACCAGGCTTCGCGCTACCGAGAGCAGTTGTGGAAGAATGGCGCGCGTATGTCCGGCTACATTGAGCGGCCAGCAGACGCGCCTAAGTGGGATGACATTAAAATCAATCGTTTCAAGAAGGCATGGCAGTCTCAGTACGCGGGAGATGGGCCGCAAGCAGGTGGTACGCCTATCCTGGAAGACGGAATGACGTATAGGCCCGCTGCAATGTCTGCCGAACAGGCACAATACATCGAAAGCCGTAGGCTGACCCGTGAAGAGGCAGCCATTGCCTACCATATTCCGCCTCCGATGGTGGGAATTCTGGACCATGCAACGTTTAGCAACATTGAAGAGCAGCACAAGATGCTGTATCAGGACACGCTTGGTCCGTGGCTTACGCAAATCGAGCAGGAAATCAATCTTCAGCTTCTTGCTGATAAGGACATAGAGGCTAGGCCGAATATCCTACGAAAGACCTACGTAGAGTTCAACATCGCGGAGAAGCTGGAAGGCTCCTTTGAGGAGCAGTCTTCTGCGCTCTCTACGCTGGTTGGTGGACCTGTCATGACCAGGAACGAGGGACGCGCGAAGCTGAACCTTCCTTCGGTTGAAGGTGGGGATGAGCTGGTTACCCCTCTGAACGTCACTACGGGCGGACAGGATAGCCCGCAGGACGGGGGAGACCCTACGCCTACCCCTGACGCTCCGAAGCCAGCAGAGGAAGCCTCAGCGCCTCCTAAGGGCTTCGTGGCCCGCATGAAGCAGGTAACGATGTCCAAGTACGGTGCTGGCGTTGATGACTGGTTCTCTGAAGAGCGCTGGTCTCGCGAGCTTGCTCCTCATATGGGAGGGCAAGAGGCTAACGCCTATGTCCGCGCTGTGAAGAATTGGCTGGACATGGCAGCAAGGCAGGATGACCCGAAAGACGCTATAAAGGCTGTCTTCAACGTATTGGAGAGTGACGAATGACTCAGCTTAAGCGCGATTTTGGCGCGCAGGTGAAGTCTGCCAACGACGAGACTGGAGAGGTTGAAGCACTCGTTGCGACCTACGACGTTGATAGCGTTGGCGACAAAATCATTCCGGGAGCGTTTGAGAAGACGCTGAAGGAGTGGAAGGAAAGCGGGGACAACATCCCGTGGATTTGGTCGCACAAGCACGACGACCTTGACGCCTATCTTGGTGAGATTACCGATATCAAGGAAACGAAGGATGGTCTGCTGGTTAAGGCCAAGCATGACATGGACCATCCGGCTTCTAAGCGAGCTTTCGACCTGATGAAGTCGGGTAAGATCAAAAACTTCTCGTTTGCCTACGAGGTAAAGGACGGGGAGTTTGTTGATGAGACCGTGGATGAAGATAAGGGATTGAAGGCTCAGTATTTCGCGCTGAAGGAGCTGAAGATTTTTGAGGCTGGCCCTTGTTTGATTGGTGCCAACCAAAATACGCGCCTTCTTGGCGCTAAGCGAGCCGACGTTATTGTGGAGGTTAAGGGCGAGGACTTTAGCAATGCTGGCGTCTTTGTTGAAATAAATGACCTTGCAATGATGCGTGATATACTTGAAGACGCGGGGTACAAGTGTATTCCGCCCACTGACGACAATTCCGATTCTGCCAAGGGTACTCCCGATGAGCGTTCCGGCGAAAAGGCGTCAACTGCACGGATTAAGTTGGACCTGGATCTATTCGAAACAGATGTAAGGGAGTACCTTTCATGACTATTGATGAGGCTAAGGCCGCGCTTGAGGCTCACCTCAAGTCCGCGCGCGCTATTGCCGTAAAGGCTGAGCAGGAGAATCGGGACTTTACCGAGACTGAGCAGCATGACCTGAACGAGTGCCTTCTGAAGGCGAAGGAAGCCAAGGATGTGCTCGACAATGACAAGAACCGTAGTTCGATGCTGGACACTATCAAGGCTCTTGGTGAGGGTGTTGAGCTGAACGACGGTAAGCGAGAGACTGAGACGGCGAGTGGCCTGATTATCCCTGGTAAGAACGGCTCCATTGGTGAGCAGTTCGTTAAGCACCAGGCGTTTCAGGACCTTCAGAAGAGTCTTCCGCAGAGTCCGAACAGCATGGGCAAGATGCGCATTGAGAGCGCGTCTGTCGGTGTGAAGACCCTGGTTACTGGCGCTGATGACACTTCGGCTGGCGTTTTCGTCATGTCCGAGCGGCGTCAGCGGTACGAAGAGCTGGGACGGCGCGAGTTCGTCATGCGGTCACTGGTCAGCGTTCAGACTACTCAGTCGGACACGATTGACTATGTGATCACTGAGACCACGAACACGAATGCGGCTGCCCCGGTTGCTGAGGCGACTACGGACGCGCTTCCGACTCAGAACCAGACCACTGGCCCCCTGGTGAACAACGCTGGTGGTGGCTACAAGCCGCAGGGCGCGCTTGCCTACAGCACCGCTTCGACTACGGTTAAGACCCTGGCTGAGTGGATGCCTGTCACC